TCGGTTTGGTTTGCCTCGACGTGGACGATCTCCCAGCCGTTGCGTTGCGCGGCGGCATCGAGAGACACCATGCGGCCAATGGATTCAACTTGAGCATTCATGACACGGCCTCCTCGTTCTCAATCGCGTTTTCAGATACCTTTCCACCACATTCACAAATCTCTGGGACTTCGTTATCGCCGCAAGCCGCAGACCATTCGTAACCGCATTTCTCACATTCCCACCATGCGCTCATGACGCGGCCTCCTCTGTGGCGTATTGCTCGACAACGCAAGCAAGTAAGCGTTGTATCCGAGGCTCCCAAAACACCTCGTAAATATGGTCGGGATGGTGTTTAGCCAGTTCCTTTGATATTGCTTCAAGGTCGTAAATCAATTTCGACACTTTTTTGTCCCGCAATTTTTTTTGCTCATACCTGCTCATGACGCGGCCTCCTGATTGGCTTGCTTGAGATCGGCTTTCGCCTGCTTGAACTCCTCTCGGACAACCCACGGCAGGCCGTAGCGGTCAGCGCAGATGGGTCCGTAACCGTTGCTGACAGACTCGTCAGTGGTCAGGTCACGGGAGCAGAAGCAGCAGTTGCCGTGCTGGGCACCGTGGGCCTTGGCAGACCCGACAACATCAGCGCCAACCTCGGCGATGCGTTGCTTGACGTCATCCTCGACGCCACGCCCAGCAAAGAACTTGCCTTCCGGTGTGATCTTGCCGAGGTAGGGTCGGTCGCCGTAGTCATCCTTCTCGCCCTTGACGTAGACGCAACCAGCGTTGTGGCCGTGAGCGGGAGCCAGAGAAAACAGCAGGTCTCCGGTGTTCACCTTGGGGCGCTTGATGCCAGCCTTGAGAGCCAGAGCAAAGCGGTCCAGCAGATCAGTCATATCGATCTGAGTCTGCGTTGCTTTTTGCTCGCGTTGCTTGGCCCAGTCTTCCTCGCGGGCGATGGACTGGTACACGGCTTGCAGTTGATTGGGTGACAGGTCGCCTTTCTTCTTGACCTGATCGAGCAGGGACGCGGCAAAGTCACCGTTGTTGCTGGTGAGCCACGCCAGTGCGGCAGGCTCGCGCTTGCCGAACTCCTCGACGTTTTCTTGCTTGCGTCGGACAGCCGCAGTGGCTGAGTAGGCGCGGGCCTTGATGCGTTGCTCTGGGCTTGTCTTGAGTCGCCCAGTGCCTCGGCACTTGCCGCACTGGTAGGTGTTGCCGTTGGCGTAGGTGTAACGACCAGTGCCGTGACAGCGCGGGCATTTGTGGCCGGACTTTTTGGTCTCGACCTTGGTGATGTCAGGTGTCGCTAGATCATCGAACATACTGTTCTCCTGTTGGTAACCCCAGTGGTGTGGGGACGAGATGGATTCCCGTGACGCGCCCTCTGCGGGGCGCTTGTTTCGGCTGGTATCCCTCCAGCGGCTCATCAGACGGGGAAAATTTTTGGGCGCGGAAAAACATCGATAACAGCGCTCACCGCCCCCCATAGTTGGAAACCCTCAGACCCGCATCAGTGAGAGCCTGAGAGTGGATAGCGCGAAGCTGTCGGTAACGGGTATCGAAACGCTTCCCGCCAGCCACAACCTCGGGGTCGTGGTCATGCCACTCGCGATAGTCGATCTGGGCACGGTTATCGAGGTCATCGATGAACACCGCGAGAAGGTCCAGAGGCACAGGCGTGGACTTCTTGATCAGCTTGCGGGTGAACAGGTCGAGGAACTTCACATAGCGCTCCTCAAGCTCTGGAGGTAGCGAGCCATAGGCGCACTCCTCGAAGTTTGAGATCTCGCTGTAGCAGTAATCAGTCCAGCGCCAGACGATGCCGAAGGGTGCAGTTGGATAGTCAGTCATCACTGGTCTCCTTAAACGAGGTAGGGGGTGTAGCCGTGGAAGGCAACGTAGGACTTGGTGAATGCCTCAAGCTCACGCTTGGGAAGCTCGGCATCTTCGATGTAGCGCTCGACATAGGCGTCGAAGGTCAGGGCTTGCTTGTATTCGATGCGCTCCGCGAAGTCATGCCAGCGGTCGCTGTCGGGATCCATCGAGTCCAGCTTGATCTGGTCAGCATCGACGATTGAGCAGTATTTGCGGTCGGCCTTGTAAAGCCGATCAAGTGCGCGTTGGTAGGTCGGGTTGATTGCTTGGTGTTGCATGGTCGTTCTCCTGTTTTGTGATGGGCGTGGTGGCCCGTTGGTGTGGGTCATATCGACCCTACGGGTCGGAGTGTAATCCAGCTTGATTGGATAAAACAAGCCTTTAGAATGAAAAACACGGTTACATCTGAATTTATCCAATGATCATGCGGGAATCAGAGCAAATGGAATTGCAGGACAGACTGCTCAGAATCGAGGCAAAACTCGACAAGCTGACCGAACAGCTATCAGAGATGGGCAGGATCGACGAGCGAACCGACGCCGCTCACGCCCGCCTCAATCGACACGAAAATAGACTCGACTGGATAGAGCGCGAGCACCGCGAATTAGTCGAGCAATTCCAGAAGCATTCCGGCACGGCGATGATCTGGGAGCGAGCGGGCTGGATCCTGTTCGCGGCACTGCTGACCATCGCGGGGCAGGTGATCCAGATCTGAAAAATTTTTCGGCGCGGAAAAAACCCGATAACCGCGACACCGGATCCCGTTCAACCAGTAAGGGAAGACCATAGGTATGGATACCGACAAAGGGGAAGGAAACCCCAAGAATCTGAACTGGCGTCAGTCCAAGTTTGTTGCTGAATATGTTGAGCACGGCAACGCACTCAAAGCGGCCCAAGCGGCGGGCTATTCACACCCGAAACAGCAAGGCTCGCGGCTGTTGACCCATGTTGACGTTATCGCGGCTATTGAGGCTCATAAGCGGCAGTTGATGGTGAAAACGCTGGATAAGGGGGTTGAGTCGATTGAGAACCTGTGGGCGATGGGCCTCGACGACGAGATTCCCCCAGCGGTTCGCGCTAGATGCTTCGAGCTAGTGGCCAAAGCGCATGGCCAATTCATCGAAAGACAGCAGATTGAGACGGTTTCGAGCGGATTCTTTGCGGATTTAGAGCCGGAAGAGGATTTGCCGGAGAATGTTTTGCCATTTAAATCAATCAGTTGCGACGATTGAGCGCAACATTACCAATGTCAGGCTCTCCGGATCGGCCTCAACCCGTGCGAATCGCGCCGCACGGCACCCACGGGCAGGGGGGGGGTAGCAGATGGAAGGTTTGGCGGCGGTCACATACCACGGTTCCATGGGGGACTACCCAATCTCTGGAGGCAGAAATTGAAAAAGTTACTACTTGCGATGATTTTAGCCCTACCGGCCTGCACGGTGGTAACGACGTCGGACGCCCAATGGGAGTATCCGCACGAATGAATGTAAAAAAGTGCAGGCCCAACTACCGGACCAGCAGTTTTCTGGGGTAGGGGGGGGAGCAACTTTAGAGGGGGGGCGGTCTTTATGAGAGTACCCACCCGAAAAACATAGGGACATACAGATGACAAAACCCAGAAAAGGCAAAGCCATGGTCCATAAGACGGCCAGCGGCAAGAAAGTCTCCTACGGGCAGGCCGGAAAAGCGAAGGATGGTGGCCCACGGGTACGCGCTGGCACGAAGAAGGGCGACAGTTACTGCGCTCGGAGCCTCGGTATTAAGAAGCGGCTGTCCAAGAAGAAGCAAAACGACCCGAATACGCCCAATAACCTGTCGAGGAAGCGCTGGAAGTGCAAGGGGGCTAAGTCAACCAAGTGAAAAAGGTGGAAGACCTAATAATTCTGGCGATCATTGCGACGTTACTTATCCCTGTAGCGGTCGTCACGGTGCTCATAGCGGGGTCTTGGGTGGCGGGACAGGCGTTTTAAATGGAGTTTGACTATACAAAACGCCAATCACTGTTTAGATTGGATTCATATTGCCCCCTGTGGGGCCGCAGGAGCGACGATCTAGCCCCTCCCCTTGGGCTTACCTCTCCCCGTGCATCGTTCAACCTGCGGCTTCTCAGGGGCTTCTACAGCAAATAGGGGAAAACCATGAAAAAGTTAGGGTTATTTATTGCGGTATTGGTGATGACTGGGTGTGCATCTAGTACATCTCAGTATTACGAGGCGGTACAGAAGGCGGCTGAAGCAAATGCCATGGCGTCCAAGGCGAAGTTCGATGCTTTGTCTGCCATTGCGGCGGCGGGAGATGGACAGGCGGCGAGTGCGGCGGTAATGGCCTTGGCCCTGACCCAGACCCCCACGGTGACTCCGGTCCCCCAGCAGTCTCAGGCATTGCAGTGGGCGTCGATCTTAGCCGCGCCGATTTCAAATTTGGGCATGATGTGGTTGCAGACCGATTCAACCAAGGCAATGGCTGAGTATAACCGCGATGTATCTCTCGCTCGTATATCCGCAGATGCCACCACCCAGCAGGCGTTATATGGCGCGTTTACCGACCAGTCGGCCTTAACGGCAGACGTTGCACTCGGCGGGTTTAACGCGATGGGTAATGTTGATTACACGCCATTCATCGACGGCATGGTTGATCTAGGCACTGCTGGCATCAACGGGGCGGTAGATCTCGGCACTGCGGGATTTGACGCGAATACTGCTATTGCGACAGTTGGCCTAAACAGCACAACCCAGCTTGGCGTTACCGGCATGAACAACCTGACCAACCTCGGGGCCGCTGGTTATGTGAGCTTGGTGGGGCTGGGTACGGCAGGCCTTGACTCTACAGTTGCCATGGGATCGGCAGGTCTTGATGCCGCGACCACTCTTGGCGTCGCTGGCCTAGATACTGCAACGACTCTGGGTACGGCTGGTTTGGATACCGCCACAACTCTCGGCATTGCGGGCATGGACGGCATATCTGGCGTAGCGACAGATGGCTTCACGAATATGCTGGACATTGATTCAAACAACAACAGCCTATTCAGCAGTATCTGGTCTAGCTATCAAACGTCCATACAGAACCTGCTTGACTCGATCCCGACCTGCACGGCTTCAGTTGCGGCAGACGGCTCCACATCAACTAGCTGTAACTGAGCATGATCACAATAAATAGATTTGCATATCACCCGACAGGGACGTTGGGTGTTATGACAATCCCCGCAAACAAAGTTCATAAGTTCTACACCATTGAGCGCCCTTGGCTGGACAACAAGCCGTTCGAGTCTTGCATCCCGCTGGGGGAATACTCGCTCAAATGGAAGGAGTCTCCCAAATTCGACTGGTGTTATGAGGTCGAGAAAGTCGAAGGCCGCACCCATATTTTGATTCACGTTGCTAACTACCCAACCGACGTGGTCGGGTGTATTGGCCTCGGCGAATCCCTAATGGGGGACCGCATCGCTGTAGGAAATTCTAGAGCGGCGATGGCGGCGTTTCATGATGTCACGGGGGGCAGGCCTTGGCAGTTACGAATCGCGAATGCGCCGTATGCGGCGTTAAAAAGCCCCTAACCGATTTTCCCCTCCACGGAAGGGCTAAATACCGCAAGCGAACTTGTGCTGTTTGCTATAGGGCAAAAAAAGAAACTTACAAGTCTTCGAGTCCCGAGGCCTATCTATTTACTCGGCTGAACAACAAGGCCCGCAAGGTAGAGGTCAGCATTACCAAAGAAGATCTGCGGGCGATGTGGGATGCGCAACACGGAAAGTGTGCCATCACGGGGATGCACATGACCTACTACCCCCGCCGGATGAGAGATTCGACGGGACTGAACGCATCGGTAGACAGGATCGACCAGAGCAAAGGTTATGAGAAGGGCAACGTCAGGCTGGTTTGTTACAGGGTAAACCTTATGCGTCATTCGGGGGAAGACGCTGACTTGCTGTGGTGGTGCAAGCAAATCATACAGGGGCTAGAGGGTGAATGATCAGGAGCTAATGGAAGCGGCACGGGTATTTAAATCAGACTTTCCCGTGTACGCAAAAAACGTCCTGAAGGTCATCAACAAGGAGGGCGAGCAGGTTCCCTTTAAGTTGAACGACGGCCAGAAGATGGTTCATCAGCAACTGGAACAGCAACTCAAGGAGCAGGGGAAGATACGCGCCCTGATCCTGAAGGCGAGACAGGTAGGGATCTCAACGTATGTGGAAGGTAGATTCTTCTGGAAAATTACGCAGACGCGGAATGCCAATGCGTTCGTTCTTTCGCACCTTGCGGAATCGACTAACGCGATTTTTAACATGGTGCGCTCGTTCTACGATGGCGTTCCTCACCCAGCTTTCAGGCCAAAACTCAGTAGTCAGAGTGCCGCCACCCTTGTCTTCGATGAGATCAACTCGCGATATCGAGTGGGTACAGCACGATCAACTCAGACAGGGCGAGGACAGACTAACCGCTTTGTCCATGGATCGGAGGTCGCCTTCTACCCGCAGGGAGCAGACATCGTAGCCGGTTTGCTACAGACGGTCGGTGGTAACGGCAGTGAGGTGATCCTTGAATCCACCGCTAACGGGGCGGGCGGCTGGTTCTACGACCAAGTCATGAAGTCCCTTCGCGGCGAGACAGACTGGATTACCTGCTTTGTTCCTTGGTATGCCATGCAGGAGTATCGCGCCAAGGTGCGCCCGTACTTCGAGCGGACCAAGGATGAGGAGCAACTGGCGGCTAAGTACGGTCTGGATGACGAGCAACTCCAGTTCCGCCGCAACAAAATGGACGAACTGGGCGGGCATGATCTGTTCAGACAGGAATACCCAACCACTCCGATTGAGGCGTTCCTTACGTCAGGCCGCTGTTTTGTGGAGGAGGATGTTCTCGCTGACGCGGAAAGAGAGTGCTACACCCCTGACTTCATTGGCGAGTTCCGCAGTGACGGGATGTCCGAGCGCTCCTCCGGCCCTTATCGGGAGTGGCATCCGCCCAACCCAGACGACTCATACGTCATTGGTGTAGACGTTGCGGAGGGCTTGGCATACGGGGATTACTCCGTGGCGCAGGTACTGGACTCGCGTGGTAGGCAGGTTGCTTGCTACCACGGCCACATCGATCCGTGGGAGTGGGGCAACATCGTCGGGATGATTGGCCAGCGGTACAACAGCGCCTACATCATCGTCGAAAGAAACAACCACGGACTGACTACGCTCCGCCGGTTGCAAGAATTGAATTACCCGTCCCTATTCGTTGAGAGTTCTGTGGATGGTGCATACGGGGACCGCATGACGAAGCGCGGCGGTTTCCTGACTACGAGCAAAACTAAACCGTTAATCATCGACAACCTCGCCGCGTTACTTCGGCAGAGGGATTCTGGCATTGCAGACCTTGAGTTAATCAAAGAGTTGCGGACGTATGTTATTGACGAAAAAGGGACTACCAATGCTCAAAACGGCTGTTATGATGATAGGGTGATGGCCTTTGCCATTGCCCTCCACGGATTGGCTTCAATGCCTCGACCTAAAGTTTTGCCGGTCGGCAGGCGCTTCAAAACTGTTGACACCGTGGTGGGATGGTAATGGACGAATACCTCGAAGAGGGTGTCGGGTTTGATGTTGAGAATCCGGACGGCACTCAAGAGTCAGAATTGCAATCGCTCGGTGCAAGGCTTATGTCCTTGTTCATCGAGTACAAGGATGCCCGTAGGGAAACTGAAGATGAGTGGATCAAAGATCTGCGTCAGTTTTCTGGGCAATACGACCCCAGCACCTTAGCTCGTCTGGAAGAAGCTTCCGGATCCCGAAGCAAGGTCTTTGTTGGACTCACTCGCACAAAAGTTATGGCCGCGTACAGCAGGCTTGTGGACCTGTTGTTTCAGAGCGGTGACGCATTTTTTGGCGTAGAGCCTACCCCTCGCCCTAGCATCAACCCGCTCAAGCGGGCTGAGATGCAACAGATGTTGATCCAAAACATCGTTCAGTTTGGTCAGGGACAGCCAGAAGAAGTTATCCGTCAGGTGCTGGCGGAAAACGAAGAGGCTATCCGCAAGGGGCTACAAGAGCAGGAAGAGCGTCTGGCCCTGATGGCTTCTGAGGAAATGCAGAAGGATATCGAAGACCAGCTAATTGAAGAGAATACTGAGCAGAAGATGAAGGAGGCCATTCTTGAGGCCTGCATCTTTGGCTCCGGCGCTGTTAAATCAGGCACAGTGAAGATCGACCGAGTTCAGTCCTACCAGCGGATGGAAGACGAAATGGGCCGGTCTACCTACGCGATGGTTATGGAAGAGCAGGCGCGTCCCGAGATTGAGTCGGTGTCGATCTTTGATCTGTATCCCGACCCCTTCTGCACCAGCCTTGAGGATTGCCACGGAATGTTCCGTCGCCATGTCCTTACGCGGAGGCAGTTCCGAGAGTTGGCGGAGACTCCAGCTTTTGACACGGAAGTCATTCTCGCCATGTTGCGGGATCACAGAACGGGAAACCATGAAGAAGAGGATCACGAAAGGACTCGCCGCCAAATCGCTGGTATTAATGAGCATGGCGATTCCAAGCGGTTTGAATTGCTGGAGTTCTGGGGATCCATTGATGGCTATGACCTTAGAGAGGTTGGAGTCGAACTTCCGGAGGGTTCCGACCCCAGTCAGGACTTCGACGCGAATATATGGATTGTCGCGGGTAAGGTTATTAAGGCCTCTCTGAATCCGGTCAAAGGCTACCGCATTCCCTACAACATCTTCCCGTATGAGCGCACTCCCCACCAGTTTTGGGGTGTAGGCGTCCCGCGCATGATGCGTGATTCACAGCAAACCATGAATGCGGCGACCCGCATCTGGCTAGACAACATGGCCCTGTCTTCGGGTCCGATGGTTGAGGTCAACACTGACCTGCTCGCGGCGGGTGAAGATCCAACCGATCTCCACCCGTGGCGAGTCTTTTTACGCTCGGGAGGAGACGGGTCCATGCCAGCGGTCAGGTACTATCAGCCTGTCGCTAACGCCAACGGCCTGAATCAGATTATCGAGATCTTCCGGCGCTTTGCTGATGAGACGACATCACTGCCGTCGTACACTCACGGCGAGCAAACGAAGAGCTTAAACAAGACGGCGACGGGCATCTCAATGCTGATGGGAGCGGCTAACGTAGCGCTCAAAAGCACCATCAAAAACATTGACGATTTCCTCATACGCCCTATGATTGAATCATTGTTCCACTTCAATATGGAGTTCGGAACAAATGAGCGAGCGAAGGGCGACCTCAAGGTCGTAGCTCGCGGTAGCACCGCACTTGTGCAGAAAGAAGTGCAGAGCCAGAGACTTCTTCAATTCCTCTCTCTGGTTTCAAATCCCATGGACTCTCAGCTAGTTGATCGAGGCAAGCTCCTGCGTGACATCGCGCAGAGCATGGACATCGATCCTGCTGACGTTATCAAGTCTGAGGAACAGCTAATTGCCGAACAACAAGCGCTATTACAGCAACAGCAAATGCTCGCCGCGTCAGGCGCGGGCGGTCAAGGTGTTGGCCCTGACGGAGGAATGGCCCCTCCTGATGGAGTTGCTGGCGGAGCGATTGGCTGACGCTCAGACCAAATTAGAGTCTGCGGATAAAAACAATTTTAGGTTCGAGCAAGGTCGGGTAGCCGAGCTACGCGAAATGCTTGAGCTAGAACAAGCCGCTGAAGCGGTAATCGATGCGGAGCGGTCGCTGAGAGCGCGGCCCCCAAGCATCGACTGACGGACACCCCTAACAGGAACCGGAAGATGAGAGTAGATCCAGCAAAACTTGAAGCGGAAGCACAGGAGTTAATCGCCCAGATCAAAGGTGAAGTTCCGGCCCCTCAAGAAGAGGAAACGCCAGAGGAAGTTCAGCCGGAGGTAGAGGCACAGGCACCCGAAGAGCCAACGGAAACTGCCGAAGAACCTGTGGAGGCTCCCGTCGAAGACGAGCGCGGCGAATTGTCCGAGACGGAGTTAGCCCTGAAAAAGGCTGACGAACGCTACAAGAATGCACAAAGGAAGATGACTCAGGCAACAACTGAGGCCAAAGAACTGCGACGTTTGCACGAGCAGACAATGGCTGAGTTGAACAACCTGAAGCGTCAGCTTGCAGAGAAAGACGTCGATCTGGAGAAGTTGAAGCAGGTCAGGGAAGAGTACCCAGACTTAGCGGCACCAATTCTGGATCAGATGGAAAGGACGCAAGCACAAGTTGCCGAAACCAATGCCGAGCTTGAACAACTCCGGCAGATGAGAAACCAAGAGGCTCATGCCAAAGCGCAAGAGCAACACATGGCTCTCATTAGGGAAGCACACCCTGACCTCGACAATATCGTTGAGTCAGGAGACTGGGCTGACTGGCTGGAGATACAGAACGACGATATGCACCGCTACGCTGAGAGAGGCTCAGCCCCCGAGGTGATCTATCTGTTGAACAAGTTCAAGGGCGACATG